AATCAATCTTTATGTACAATATATCAACTTAACGACAATCGGTCAAGGGGAATAATACAAAAAAATGGAAAAAAGTGAAAAGAAAATTTTGCAGGACCACACCGCAGCCATGCGGGATCTGCAGAATGACCTTCAAACCTTTTTTAAAATCGCCCACAAAATTCTTCCAGAGATTGAGCAGACCAAGACACTGACCCGGTTAGAAAAAGAAATGCAGGAAATGAAAGGGAGAAATTGGGATCTCGTTTGAAGATACCGGAATCGAAGATCCAATCCGCAATCCTGGAGTGGGGCGCCTGGCAGCCTTATGTCCAGATGTTCCGCATCAATGTCATCGGCGTCCCTTTAAAGGATAAAAAAGGGTGGCGCCCTGCACCCAACGCCGGCATGGCAGACATCCACCTCACCGTCATGGTTGAAGGTATCCCGGTATCCGCATGGCTGGAAGTGAAAGCACCCAAGGCAAAACAGAATAATAACCAACTAAAGTTTGAGAAAATCGTGACCGCATTTGGGTCACATTATTATATTGTCCGGAGCATTGAAGATGTCCAGGAAGTGGTTTTCCAGCTCAGATCGAAAACATGGGAGCAGATAAAAACTTCAGTTCCGTTTTAAATCCAGTGCGCAGGCTGCACCATGATCTCGATCTGGCCGAGTATCATGCACGCTCGGAGTTATCTGCACACAATCTGATGGATGTCGAAGTCTCACCGGCCTATGCAGATTATAAAAAGAAAAATCCGCAGGCACCCAATGACGCCATGATTATGGGAACCCTGATCCACGAGGCAACGGAAGACCCGGAAGCCTTCCACAAAAAATATGCACAGGGTCCGGATGTGAAGCTCAATACCAAGTCCGGAAAAGAACAATGGGAGATTTTCCAGGAAGTCAGTGAGGACAAAATTCCGCTGCGCCACCATCAGTTTCTGACGGCGGAAGCCTGCATGGAAGCAGCCTGGAAACATCCGGAAGCAAAACTGTTTTTAGAAAACTCGGTGAAGGAAGTGTCGGGCTTTGGCCAGGTGCTGCGGACACCGGTTAAGGCAAGACCGGATCTGGACTGTGCGAACTTTTCCAATGACCTGGTTGACATCAAATCCCGCCAGCTCGGAAAGGCTGCGCGTGATGCGTGGCTCAAAGATTTCTTCAATTACAAAACCTATATCCAGGCGGGGCTGCAAATCGAGGTGTGGCGCCAGTTGGATTACGAGGTCAACGGATACTATTACATCCTGATCGAAACCGAACCGCCGTACCAGGTGAACGTGCTGCCGCTGGATCAGGAGTGGATTGATATCTCCATCGGCATGGTGACCAGGGCCGTGATCAAATGGGAAAAGTATTTAGGTGACGGCAGGCCGGAAGGATATGGAAGGAACCAGAAAAATTTGGAAGTCGCAGAGTGGATGCGGCGGAAACTGGAATGGCCATAACAGACTAACGCAGACAGTCTGCATTTAGTCTGCCAAGTAAGGGAACTTACCAAAGGTAAATGGTAAGTAGGAACTTGCCAAAAAAAGCGCACATTTTGGCGCAGATAAAATGCGGCAAAACATGCGGGGAAATATTGATTGATCTCAAACAGACGCACCAGGGTTTCCTGGCTGCACTGGATAAGTCGCAGCAATCTGTCTGCGCGGTGGCAGTTTATTTAACCCGGTTAGGTCAGACCATCCAGATGAATGGATTGCAGAAGGCACCCACTGCCGAGCAGCGCGACGCCTTCCGGGATCTTGGGGATCTGCACATTTTAAAACGGTTGGAAGTGAAGCAGCGAACTATCGATTGGACATGCCGGTATGACTATCCGTTTAGTGATTTTCTAGTAACCGGGAAATCATCCTTTGACCAGGGAGAAAAACCTTTGGGCTTTATCATTTTAAACCGCGCCGGGACGCACGCGGCGATGATCAATTGCGACACACGCCATCAGTGGAGTGTCCGCAGCGTCCGACATCCAAGAGGCACCGAGGCGGAAACCTATGTGTGTGATCTTAACATCCCCAGGTGGGTCAGCCTGGTGGAAATTTTAAATGAAATGAATGGAGATTAATTATGGACACAGCAACAACAAACCTTCCCGCAACCAAACAAAGATTGTCAGAAATAATGGCATCCGAATTAGGAATGGATGATAAAGAATTTCGCAATGTTATCAAACACACGGTGATGCCTTCACCGAATGTAAACAATGAACACATCACTGCATTTTTAGTCCTTGCTAATCAGTTTGGAATGAATCCTTTTTCGGATCAAATCCATGCCTTCCCCAACAAAGGCGGCGGGGTAAAATTGATAGTGGGATATGATGGGTTTATTGAAGTCGCAAACCGCAATCATAACTATCAAGGTTTTGAGCTGTTTGAAGACTTTAATGATAAGGATGAATTGGTGCGTGTAGGGTGCCAGATATTTAGGTCAGACCGGAAGCATAATCCGGTGATCTGGGAGTACATGGACGAGTGCAAAAGAAACACTGATCCCTGGAGACAATTTCCCAAGCGTATGCTACGCAACAAGGCAGTGATGCAAGCGGTCCGCGCTGCATTTGGAAGTGCGAGTCTGATTGATAAAGACGAGGCACGCGACATGGGTTATGACCAGAACAAAGGAGACTTTATTGACCATGATGATATTGATGTGGAAAAGGATTTAGTTGGACGCCTGGGAACTGCTGCAGAAGAAGTAAAAAAAATGATGGATGAAGAGCAGAAACAGGAGGAAACTAAAGCAGATCCGGAACCAGCTGAGAACCAGGTGGAGAGTTCTGAGGAAATCATCACCAAAGATGTAAAAACTAAATCCGGAAAAGTAACTTTTGAAGTGGGTCCAACGCCTAAAGAAATAGTGATGGAAAAGATTGAAAACTATACCAAGAAAAAAGATCTGGAAGCCTATTTAAAAAAGGGTGAAGTGGTGATATGGCCGGCACAGTTTACAGAAGATGATGTGAAGGAACTAGTGGGGTATGCAAAGGGACGCCTGGCCGAGCTATGAAAAACAAAGTCCGGTATGGAGTTGAGGCACCAGGCACCTGGCTGACGCCGATCCGCTGGTTAGAATCCCAAACCGATCCGTATTCCGCCACCTGGTATTTATTCCGGTGCCGATGCGGGAAGGAAAAGAGGATTAGATATAACGCTGTTTACAATGCCAAAGGCAAACATCAAACCAAATCCTGCGGATGTAAGTTAATGCAGCACCTTTTTAAGATTGGTTTTAAAAAGGGAAACATACCCCATCATGCCGGTAAGAGAAATGGCGAAGGCCGAACAGGCAAAGGTGGCGGCGGATGGAACAAAGGAAAAATCCGAATCGATCATCCTGACGGCACCTGGGAATGGATCGATGTCCACGCGCAGCTGCCGCCTGACACCGGCGGCCAAACTCTACCTGGAGAAAGGCAACGATGAGCTGGCTTAAATGCCATGACTGCCAGTATATGTTTCAGACCAAAGACGGCCGCGAGTGGCGTGATCTTGGCGGAAGCATAACGTGTCCGGAATGCCTGGAGATTGAGAAGCATGATGGCTGGCCACAGCTCAGATACGATGACCCGGATCAAAAGGAGGGTGATGAGAAATAAACCGGTCTGGCAATACAATCCGAAGGAGGAAGATCCGGTGCCGTTTAAAGCGGATTATCTGCACCGCGGATGTGTCCGATATGATCCGCGGAAGCTGCTCAGAAAACTATTTATGGAAGCAGAAAGGAAAAAGAAAAATGAATCCATATCTGATTGATGCTCCTGCAGTGATCAGTTTCAGCGGCGGACGTAGTTCTGGATTTATGCTTTGGAACATCCTGGAAGCCTATGACCATCAACTGCCGGATGATATCAAAGTGATCTTTTGTAACACCGGACTGGAACACAAAGAAACCTATGAGTTTATACACCGGATTGAACAAAACTGGTGTGATGTGACATGGCTGGAATATTGTCAGATCGAAAACAAAAACACTTTTAAGGTTGTCAATTATTTTAACGCCAGCAGAAAGGGTGAACCCTTTGATGCAATAATAAAAAAATATGACTATCTGCCAAATCCAAGAAACCGGTTCTGTACTGGAATTTTAAAGATTCAAACAGAAAAAAAATTTCTTAAAAGTTTAGGCTGGAATCAATGGAATAAAGTGATTGGTTTGCGATCAGATGAGCCGGGCCGAGTATCTAGGATGCAAGACAAAGAAGAGGATGTTTTGATGCCTATGGCAGCTGCTCAACACAACCACAATGATGTTTTGAATTACTGGAGAAACAATGATTTGGATATGAATTTGCCTTTAGAAGGGAACATATGGAGCAATTGCGTTGGATGCTTTTTGAAGGGATATGGAAAGCTTACACTAATAGCAGAAGAACAACCAAAGCATTTGGATTGGTGGATAGAAAAAGAAACTGAAACAGGAAAAGTTTTTAGAAGAGAAAGGCCATCCTATCAAAGAATTTTAAAAGACTCCAAAGCACAAACAGCATTTGATTTTGGAGATACCATTGACTGTTTTTGTACGGATTGAAACCGAGAAAAGAAAGGAAAAAGAAAAATGAGTGAGAAAAAGCAAAGGCTATGCGGTGCCGATTGGCATGATCTGATGACCTGGGAAGAATACCTGGAAAACATTATGGTGATGTCAAAAACGTGCCTGCTGGAATCCGGCCATGAGAGTGAACACAAGTGGACCGATGATGATGCATGGGGAGTTCAATTCAAATGAGTGACTGGTTCAAATATTACCGCAGCAGCTCAGACCATCATCTGCGCAAAAAACCAACCGTATGGCTCTACTGGCTGCACTGTTTAGAGTCCGTATCCTGGAAGGATCACACCGTGTTTTGGGATGGAAAAGAGGTGCATTTAAAGCCCGGATCTTTCATCACTTCCATACCCCGAGATCAGCTAAAAAACAGTTTCTCATCACAGCAGGTAAGATGGGCCAGGAAGGTACTGCAGCGCTGCAGCATGATAACAGTCAAAACATCCAACGCCGGATCTCTCATAACCGTCTGCAATTGGCGCAAACACCAGGCGCAAACAGAACGCGCAACGCGGTCCAAAGAACAGGCTAATGACAGCCCAGTAGCAGACGAACAGCAGATGCGTGACAGGAAAACAGCAATAACAGAAGAAGGTAAGAAGGTAAAGAAGGGAAGAACAAAGAAAATAACTACTGCCGCGCCGGAATATTCCGAGGCGTTTGAAAAGTTCTGGAAGGTCTATCCGAAACACGAGGATAAAGCCGAGGCGTTTCAGCTTTACCAGGAAATCATTGACCAGGCTCTGGAGGATGATGCCGAGAAGAAACTGCTCAAGTTCGCATTCGCCTATGCTTCTGAATTCAGCCGCGGAAGGAAACGATTTGCCAAGAAAGCAAAATACATCCTCCGGGATGCTGAGTGGTATACCTGGATGGATGAAAACCATTTTGAATATCACATGGCAAACGAACCGAGGGAAGAACCCAAGCCAGCGCCCACTGGCATTTCCTCCCTCAGTGCCTACACCATGGCTGCCAAAACAGAATGCCCAGGCATTGATCCTAAAGCCATCCGTGCAGCATTTGATTCCGGTCTGCACATCAAACAGCTCATCCAACAACATCAAACCGAAACCACGCATGATTGAAAAATACTACGACAGCGCACAGGCCGTTGACTTCTACGCCAAGAATTTCAACATCACCGTCTGTGAACGGACCATCCAGCGATGGGCCAGATCCGGTAGGCTGAAGTCCATCAAGCCCGGAAGGAAACGATACTTCACCAAGTCCGATCTCATCGGCGCCCTTACCGAAAATGCGCCAGGGTGAAAAAAAAGTTTGACATCCGCACAAACCGTGCATTAATCTCACTTTTGTTTATGTTGTTTTTGGCGTTATTTCCTTTCAGCAGCCGGATTCCCATCATTCCCTTGATGCCGGCTGCACCACAAAACCACGGCAGGATGCTATGGCACGACTCATCACACTGGAACCCACCGAAGACCAAGACTACATCGAGCGCATTGATTACAGATACCTGGAAGAAAAGTACGTTCCACACTGGGTACTGAAATCCGCCATACGCTACCACCACGCACAACAGGGACGCGATTCCAAACCCTGGATGCGGAATGCTAAATCCCAAAACGATCTGTAGCATGGGCAAGAAGTGGATTCCCACTGAGGAGATCCTCAAAGACATCGAACAGATGGCCATGACCGGCCTCGATGAGCAGGACATCGCCTGGAATTTGGGGATCAACCCAAATACGTTTAGCCAGAAAAAGCATGACCATCCTGAGATCGAAGAGAATATAACGCGCGGATGTGCGCAAGGGATTCGGCGGGCCACCTCTTCCCTCCTGGAACAGGTGGATTCCGGCCACCTTGAGGCAACCAAGTTCTTCCTCAAAAACCGCCGCCCGGATACCTGGAACAATGACATCCAACACCAGGCCAACATCCAAATCAACCTCAGTCGTTTGAACGATTCGCAGCTGCTCGATGAGCTACGCGGAGATCCCACGCTGCTGAATGCCGTCAGTGGGCAAATACCGCAGGCAAAGCAGCTAGAAGACTCACCCGATACTCACCCATCAGCATAATGGCTGGAATTAATCCAATGATTTCAGATACTTCACAGCACGCGCTCCGGTTTGCACAACCGTTGCGCCCGGAGACTGAGCAATTGGAAGGGGTTGACCTAGTGTCGGCAAAACACGGTACAAGATCACGGTATATTTCTGATCGATCCTCGCAAAGCGTTGCAAATACTGCCGATGTGACTGAGTCTAGATCGGACACAACGGAAAATATACCGGTATTGCTGCGAAACCCGGAACCTGATGATGCGGCACTCGGATTGGTCCTGGACAGCTGGACCAGGGCCGTAGCTGATCACTCTCCCTGGGCTACCTATCTTAGATCTGATATATCAGTTAAAGTTGAGGAAAAGGGAACCGGACGCCAGGCCACCCGGCAGGGGGGTACCACCGCGCCGATACCCCGCCCCATCCTCCTTCACCACCACGACATACTCCTCAAAAGCCTAATCCCCCATTCCGACATAGCGTTAGCCTGTGACCCATCGGACCCGGACACGGTTTGGGGCTGGAGCTGCAGCGAGGTGGATTGTCTGCATTTTTTGTATGTCAAGAATGCCTTCCGCGGTTTTGGAATAGGGCGTTTGTTGCTGCGGGAAACTGGGCTGTGGGGGGATGAGATACGGATATCACACCGGACACCGGCCTTGTATAGCCATTGGCCAGATGTCCATTTTTTATGGAACCCTTATCGGATGATGAAATGGAATTAAAACAGGTCCATCTGATGCGTGTCTTGCAGATGCCAGGCGGCACGACGGAGTTACTTCAGGCTGGAGAGAAGAATGGAACGGTGACCAAGTTAAACTGGGAGGAGGATATGATCCAGGTGGTCCGGAATGTTGAGGGGGTAGTGTACACGCGGTATATCCCATTGACGGCAGTTCAGTTTTTGGAAACTTTTGAGGATTCAAAGGTGGTAGAAGATGGCAGGAAGTCCCAAAAAGCGGGCGCGGCGGGAAGCAGCAAACGATCTGCAGTGGAGCAGGGAGCAAAGGCTTCTAGTCGAGGAGGCAATAAGAAGAAAGCGGGCTAGGGATCAGGTCCGGGCGAAGCTTGCAGGATTGGGTGAGGCGTTAGTGGAATCACTCCATGAGAAGCAGCGGGAATTCTTTTTAGCAGATTATCACAAGAAGCTGGCGCGGTGTAGCCGGCGTGCAGGGAAGACGCATTTGGCGGCAGTGGGATTGATCACGGCAGCCGTGGGAATGGATAATTTGCTGGTGCCTTACATCACATTGAGCATTAAGAATGCGAGAAGGATTGTATGGAACACGTTGAGGGATTTGGAACGTGGCTGGGGATTTGGGATGGAGTTTTTGGAGAACCAGCTGACGGTGCGATTTCCGAATGGGAGTCAGATCATCATGGGCGGATGTCAGGATGAGTCTGAAATTGAGAAGTTCCGGGGTCCGCGTTACAAGCTTTGTGTAATTGATGAATGCCAATCGATAAAGAGCAGAACCTTGGAGAATTTAGTGGAAGATATCTTGGAGCCGGCGTGTTTGGATCTGGATGGCAGCATCTGGATGTTCGGCACACCAAGCGCGGCGGCTGCAGGATATTTTTACGACATGGATCAGTTGGAGCGATCCCCTTGGCAGAAGCATTTCTGGACCCTTTTAGAAAATCCGCATCTTCCGGGTGCAGCTGCATGGCTGGAGAGGAAGAAGGAGGAAGCAGGATGGGATGAGGGGGATGCAACGTTCCGGCGGGAATATGAGGGACAGTGGGTGCGTGATGAAAACTCATTGGTTTATGCATTTAACAAAAAAAGGAACTGTGCAGCGGAGCTGCCGGAAGTCGAGTGGAATTATGCACTTGGGGTGGATTTGGGTTTCATTGACAGCACCGCGTTTGTGGTCATCTGCTGGAGTGAGGAAATTCCGGAAACGTATGTGGTGGAGACTCAAAAATACACCGGGTTCACTGCAGAGGATATTGCAAAAAAAATTCAGTATCTGGATGCAACGTATCAGTTCACAAGGATTGTTGCCGACACTGGCGGTTTGGGGAAGATGGTGGTGGAGGAGATGTCGAAACGATATTCACTGGATATTCTCCCGGCGCAAAAAAGACAAAAACATGACCACATCGAACTTCTAAATTCTGATCTAAAGAAGGGAAAAGTCCTGATTGCTGATGTACCAGAAAACCAGGATCTGATTGATGAGCTGGAACTCTTGGAGTGGGATATGACCGAGATGCTGAAAGGGCGGTATATTGAGAAGGCAGATTGTGAGAACCACGCGGCAGATGCACTGTTGTATGTATGGCGGGAATCATTGGCGTTTTTGCACACACCTCAGACATTGATGCCGATGATCGGGACCAGGGAGTGGTTCCGGGCGGAAGAGCAGCGCATGGAAGCTGCTGCTCTGAGCCAAGTGGAGGATGAGGGTTCCCAGTGGTGGGAAGAAGGCGGATTGGAACCGGTTTATGAACAACTGAACTGAACATGGCAGAAAATCTAAAAATTTCCGGACCAGGTGGAGTCGAGGCGATCATGCGCCAGAAGCAGGCGAATGAGATACTGGACAAATCCTCAAAAAGAATGCCGATCCGCAGCGACATGCTCCAGGCGATGGAGCAGCCTGTTTATCAGACACCGGAAGAAGAAGAAAATGCCCTACGTCAGGCGTTGATGGCTGCATCAGAATATGTTCCTTCAGAATTAAAAACGGCAGGAAAGTATTTAGGTAAAGCAAATCCTTGGAAAATCATTGCTGAAAGCCTGCTGATTGGGAAACCGGTTGAGGCGGCAACGACATACGAAAAAATCCCGGCCTATGGGGGAGGAACGCGGGCAAGTGTCCGGAAGAAACTGGTTGAAGCATTCCAGGAAGCAGATCCGGCAGTTCAATCTCTGAGAAAATACTTCACCAAAGAAGAGCTGGAGCTGATGGCACCGGAAACTGTGGGTAAAATCCAGATGCTTATGCAGGCGCAGCCCATGACGGCAAAGGAAGAACCTGGTGAAGATCCTAGAATCCTGGCAGGCGGCACCGGAATGCGGTCCCGCGAGCTGGCAGCCATGGCCCAGGCCGGGAAATCCAAAAAAGGATGGTACCGTGCCAGTGGAAATGCCCTGGATCAGGTCTTTGAATCTGATAGTCCACGGTTTACAGCACTGCTTGCAGCACTTTCCCCGCAAACCAGTGTCGAATCAAACCTGGAAAACGCGCTGAATGTATGGAAGGGATGGGTAGAAGCCGGCAGGCCGACTGATGAAGCAGAAATATTGAAGGTGATGGGGGATGCCATCCAAAAATCACCGATTGAGCGGCGTAACCGGGAGCAGCTGGAGCAGCTGTCGAAGGATCTTGGCCTTGGAGAGGATGGATCGAAGGAAGAATTGATTGAAAAAATTAAAATATTCCAGGCAGAGTCTCCACAGAATGCAAACCAGGTGAATTTAAAGTCTGTATTGGGCGCATGGCGTCCGAATTCGATCCGCGCACTGACCACGCCGGAAGGAGAACCCATCCGGCTGTCCGGTGCAAAGGTTCAAAGCTTCAATTTGAACATCCAGGGCAACAAGGATGAAGTAACCAACGACACCTGGGAAGGGAAAGCCGTTGGGGTTCTTCAAAAAGTCTTTTCCGGTGCCAGAAGGAAATTTGACACGGCCCTTGGCAGGGAGGAATTAGGCTATAAATCCCCAGGATACCTGGCCAGCAGCGCATTGCATCGGAAAGCCGCAGATATTTTGAAAAAAGCCACAGGGCGGGATTGGTCTGCGCGGGAAATCCAGGAAACGGTGTGGAGTTTTACCAAAGCAGTGATGGAGCAACGTGGTGAAGCAGGCGAAACCCGGACCATCCCGGAGATTATTTCCGACACTGAGGCGATTGATAAACGTATTGCAGAAGTTCCCGACTTTGCTACACTTTTAGGCACTGGTAGATATGCACAAATTTTAACAGAGGCAGGCTATGGCGAAAGACTCCCAGAACTCGCAAACATCCAGGGGTTTGGATCAGAAGACCCAGGAAGCGATCCAGGTTCTTACGGTGAACAAATTATTGGAACCGTTGGCAAACGACTTGAGGAGCAATTTAGAGGGGATGCCGTCCCAAGAGTCTTCAGCAACATCCGGAAAAAGCTCAGACCCGCTGAAACAGGAGTTAGTGGCAGGGGGGCTTTCACCAGAGGAAGCGGAAGAGCTGCTGCAAATCAGTTAGATTCATTTTCCCTACCTAAAGAAACCGTTTCGGAGCTGAAATCCCTTGGGATCAATGCTCCTGAAACGATTGTCCAGTTAAAACCCAACAAAAACGGCGTAGCCAGCTTCACCAAGGCCATTACTGAAGCGGCCAATTCCACAAAATTTGGAAAATCGGTTTATGTTTACTCTCCGGAGGAATATGAACAGATGAAGCTGTTTGTTACCCCAGATAAAAAAGCCGGATTTGCCATCAAGGATGATGGTGACATTGTCAGTGTCTTCAACCACAAAAAATCTAAATATCGCGGCGTAGGTCCGGTGATGATGCTCCTTGCGGTCCAGGAAGGCGGCAGGAAACTGGATGCATTTGACACTCAGCTACCGCATATCTATTCAAAAGTAGGTTTTAAAGTCGCAGCAAGACTTCCATGGTCTGATGAGGAAGCACCTCCCGGATGGAGCAAGGAAGATTTTAAACGGTTCAACAATGGGGAACCGGATGTGGTCTTTATGTACTATGAACCTGACCTACGGAAAACCGAAGTGCTGACTTTTGGGGCGCGTCAGTATGATCCCAATGATGAAAAGAGGAATGCCACACTTTTCACTGATTATATGGAAGCCGTGGCAGAGCAGATTAACAAAGTAGAAGGACAAAATGCTGAAGTGGAAGAAGTCACCGAAGACATCGAACTTGACCCAGGAGAAATCCTTGAGTCTAGTGAAGTTCCTCAGTGAAAACCGGGTGGCAGAATTTGAAGGGCATGGTTTGAAAGTAAAATTTTACCAGGAAATCCCGGAACTGAAATTACCGGAACTTCCACCAGATAATAGTTTAATCCGAGAATACCAGATGGAGTCATAATGGCATTTTGGTGGCAAGCAGAAACGGAGGAAGAACTGGGAAACCGGTTGACTGAAACCGTAAACCAGCTCAAAGAGGATCACCTGGGGCGGATGCAGCTGAACATCGACATGCTGCGGATGTACACCCAGCGGAATTATGAGGCACTGGACCGGTTTGAACCATCGATGCGGATCGGACTGCCAATGGCGGAAGATTTTAGGATGCGTCTGAATGTGGTAGGAAACATAACGGACACACTTGTCAGCCGCCTTGGCAAATCTCGGCCCCGCCCCATGTATCTGACCAAGCGCGGAGACTACCGGCTGCGGACCAGGGCGAAGAAGCTCACCGATGCAATGGAAGGAATCTTCCACCAGGTGGGCATGTATGATCTGATGCCGAAGATTTTCCAGGATGCCTGCATCTTTGATTTGGCAGCAATGAAAGTGGGCCGTGATGGAAATGATATTTTTGCAGAAAGGGTCTTTCCCAATGAGCTGCTGTGGGATTTGAATGCAGCCATGTATTCCGAGGTTCCACCGTCTTTACACCAGACCAAAAAGGTTCCCCTGGAGCAGATGATTCTCAATTTCCCGGAGCATAAAGATCAAATCATGTACTACTCTGCTGCATCGGACAGTGATTATTTCGGTGAGGAGGGGCATGATGCGGAAATGGTAGAATGTGTCGAGTCATGGCATCTTCCTTCCATCAATGGCGCAGATGACGGCAGGCACGCGATCACCATGGATAACCTGGTGCTGGTGGATGAGCAGTATAACTATCCGAATTATCCGTTTGTCACCATGACCTGGGGGGATTCAGTCCTCGGATGGTCCGGAATCTCCCTGGTGGAATCCCTAAAATCGATCCAGTTTGAAATCAATAAACTGGCACTCAGAATTCAGCAGGCCATGCACCTGGTCAGTGTGCCGTGGATCTTTGTGGCCCACGGCAGCCGCGTGGTGGAATCCAGTTTGAGGAATGCACCCGGCACCGTGGTCAATTATGTAGGTCAGCCGCCGGTCAGCTACACGCCCACCGCGATGTCATCGGAAGTCTATGCCCACCTGGACCGGCTTTATCAACGTGCCTATGAAATTGCAGGCGTTTCCGAGCTTTCCGCAACCGGAAGAAAACCCTCCGGGCTGGACAGCGGTGCTGCATTAAGAACGTATCACGATATTGAAACCGAGCGTTTCATTACGGTGGGTCAGAAATATGAAAAAGCATACATGGATGCAGCCGTGTGGTTCCAGGATCTGGCCCGCGAGATTGTGAAGGATTCCGGATCATTTCCGGTCAAAGGATTCAAAAGACGCGCCCTAGAAGAGCTGGATTTTAAAGACATCGATTTGGCAGAAAAAGATTATGTGCTGCAAGCCTACCCGGTGAGTCTCCTTCCATCGACACCGGCAGGACGCCTGCAGGCGGTCACCGAGCTGATCCAGAATGGAGTGATCACCCAGAAGGAGCATATTGTCAGGCTGCTCGATTTCCCGGATCTGGAATCGGTGACATCCCTCTATGATGCCCTGGAAAGGGATGTGGAGTGGAGGATTTCCGAGATCCTGGAGGATGAACGATACCATGCCCCGGAGCCGGTGATGGATCTCGCGTTTGCCAAGGAACGGATGACCATCGCGTACCTGGAAGCAGAGCAGGATGGTTTGGAATTAAACAAACTGGATATGATGCTGCGCTTTATTGATGAGTGTGATGCCCTGATGCAGGAAGGCGCAGCCGGGCCAGAGATTATTACGGAGCAGGCCGCAGCAGCTGGTGGAGAAACCCCACAGCTGGAAGCCGCATCTCTCCCAGGTATGGAAACCCCAATGACTGAAACAATAACACCGCCGGTAATGCCACCGGCGCCAGAAGGATTGCCAGTATGAGCGCAGAAGAATTGGAAGTTTTACCACCGGAAGACCAGGCCGGCGTGGACGCATGGCTGGAGTCCAAAGGCCGGACATTAGAAGCCACTGAGATTGAAGAAAATGCAGAGATTGAAGAAGCTGCACCAGTGGATGAGTCTCCAGAAACTGAAATTGCAGTTGAGAATAATGAAGATGAAACCGTTGAAGAACCTGTGGCCGAAGAGCAGCCCAGAATCAGCCGAGCGTTTTCAAAAGTGGCTCACAAGGAACGCCGACTTCAGAAAGAACGTGCAGAACTCCAAAAACTGAAAGAAGAACTGAAACCGTTCCAGGAAGCAAAAGCCGCAGCAGACTCCGGGGATATGATGACGGCCGTTAATAAAGTGGGCTGGAATTACCAGGATGCCACAAAACAGGTGCTTTCCCACGGCAAGCCGGTCACAAAAAACTCTCAGACATCACAACTGGACCAACGCCTGGCGAAGCTGGAATCAATGGAGAAGCAGAAAAAGGTTGATGATTATGTTGCAAAATTAAAAAACATCGTAGAAACTGACGATAAATACGAATTGCTCCGCGCTCAATGGGACAATGCGTGGCCGACTATTCTGGAGATGCAGAAAATCACGGCCACTACATCTGGAACCATTAAGCCGGAACATGACATCCTCCGGGAAGTGGAGGATTTTTATGAAGAGCAGACGCGAGCCTTGGCATCTTCTGCCAAGATGCGGAAACTCTTGGGCCAGACCGATGCTGGCCAATCTCAGGAAACGCCATCGGAATCTCAAAGGACAAGACAGAGAACTTTACGAAACAAAGTCTCTGCCTCTACGCCGTCTAAACCGCGGGCGCCTCAGACCAAGCGGGAACGCCTGGATGAAGCACTTGCAGTGTTTGAATCGAGCGCGAGGGGCTAAACAAGTCCTTGACCCATGGATAGGGTCAGAAAGATTCTTATATGGCTACTGCCACGACACTGGCAGCGTGGTCAAATGCGCTGAAGCAATACTACCGCGCCGCGGAGGTTGCTAAAGTCGTTTATGACTCACACCCGCTGCTTGAGCTGATTCCGAAGGACGAAAAATTCCGCGGGAAAAATGCTCCAATCCCAGTTTATTACAATCGCCCACAGGGCGTATCGGCCGTATTTTCCACGGCACAATCAAACGCAACTGCATCCAAAATCGGTGAGTTTCTCCTGACGCGGAAGACCGCGTATGGCGTTGCCACCATCGCCGGTGAAGCCGTTGCAGCCTCGGAAGGTGACCGGTATTCATTTTTGAATGCCATGACCACTGAAATTGACGGCGTTCTCCGATCCGTTGGAGATTCCATTTCCACTGCCCTTTTCCGGGATGGATCTGGAGCCATTGGTCAGGTCAATAATGGTAGTTTTGGAGTAACAACCTTGGACCTGGTGAACGATAGCGATGTTGTCAACTTTGAAGTTGGAATGAAGCTCCAGGTATCTGGCACCAAGTCCGGTGGATCAGTTCGATCTGGAACCTTGGAAGTTGCTGCAGTCAACCGCACCGCCACAACAATGCAAGTTACCATGACCGGGAACTTGAGTGCTGGCATTGGCGCGATTGCTCAAAACGACTACATCTATGTCCAGGGGAATTACGACAGCGCGATCACCGGTTTAGGTGGATGGATTCCAACCACAGCACCGGCAGGCGGCGATAGCTTTTTTGGTCAGGACCGCAGCACTGATGCCACCAGACTGGGCGGCCAGCGCATCGATGGGTCTTCTATGACTATCGTTGAGTCTCTGATTGAAGCTGCTGCAATAACGGCCAGGGAAGGCGGAAAGCCGGACTATCTGTTCTGCTCGTTTGCCGATTTTGTGAAGATTGAAAAAACCCTCAACGCACAAGTCCAGCGCGAGGTCAAGCAGACCGATTCCATTAGTGGATATCGTTCTCTGGATTTCTATGCGCCGCATGGAATTGTAAAAATAGTACCTGATAAATCATGCCCCGAAGGTACGGCATATTTACTGGAACTGAAGCGTTGGTCTTTAATGTCAATTGGACCGGTTGTGCAGCTTACCGAGCTGGATGGACTCCGCGTATTGCGTCAGTCAGCAGACGATGGCGTAGAATGTCGAGTACATTCTTATGCACAAGTGGCCTGTGAAGCACCTGGATTCAATTGCACAATAACCCTTCCATCTTAATAAGGAGGGCAAATGGCCAATAATATTTTTTACGGCGTCCAGGCACTGCAGCCGGAACTGAAAATCATTGCTGGAACCTTCAAACCTAATGGAGGTTCCGCCATTGATAATGACGATTCTGTAGGAACAGGTTTCACCGTAGCGCGGACAGGCACCGGACAGTACACCGTCACTCTAGACGATGGATATCCGGGATTGATCTCCGCCCAGGTGAGTGTAGCACTGAACGCAGCTGCTGCCACGTTTATGCAGATCACCGGCGCACCTGATGTTACCACTGCCAAAACGATTGTTTTTACTGCTCTGACTACATCCACAACAGCTGCTCCGGCAGCCGCGGATATTGCAGCGCACGCAAACAATCACGTTCATTTTGTTCTGCTTCTTAGGAACACATCCCTGACTAAGTAGGAGGGGTATGCAAAGTCCAAAAGAAGCCGCGATCATGATCCTGGGGAAGGGTAAAAATTCCCCGGACATGGTGGAAGAAGACTATGAAATGGAAATTGGCGATGAAGACATGGAAGAAGAGGTAATGGAATACTCTGATGAACAGCATGGAATGGCCGGGGAGCTGGTGAGTGCCGTCAATGACGGTGACACCCAAGGCATCCTGGAAGCAATCCATGGGATTTATATGAGCTATTGAAATGACTGATTATGTAGCTTTATCGACACTGCGGACTTTATCTCGGCAACGCGCCGATATGGAGAATTCACAGTTTATAACCGATACCGAGATCTTGCGGTACATCAATAGGGGATACGCGGAGCTTTACGATCTGCTCGTAACAGCGGCAAACTCCGAAGATTATTTCCTAAAAGACAGCACCGTGCAGCTGGTATCCGGTACTCAAAGCTACGATCTTCCATCGGATTTCTACAAAATGCGGGGGGTCAGTTTGAACCAGGGTTCAGATTCGATCCCCTTGCGTAGATACAACTTTTCCCAGCGAGATGTTGGCAGCAGATATTCCGTTGCAAGGCGGATGCGCTACCATCTCCAGGGGAATTTTATTTATTTAAACCCTAAACCCTCCACCAACGACACCATCAAAGTTTGGTATGTTCCAAGTCCGAAAAAGTTTATTGAAAAGACGGTGACTGCGATCACTCGCGGCAGCAGCACCATGTGGACCGTGGGAAAAAACCATGGGTTTGTTGTGGGAGATACCATCACCGGGACCGGGTTTTTACCGGCTGCAGATTATGATGTTGATCAGACTATTTCTGCAGTGGGTGCAGCCACCATCACAACGGACCTGGACACCAGCGGCCTTTCCGATCCAACAACATTTGGGTCAGTGGAATCGCGATTTGATTTCTTCTCCTCCTGGGACAGTTTTGTGATTGTCTCCGTAGCCATCGATTGCCTGATTAAAGAGGAAGCCGATGTCTCTGCTCTGATGATGGAAAAGGAACAGCTTAAAGCCCGGATCACTGCAGTGGCAGAAATGCGGGATCTTGGAGAACCGGTGACCGTCACCGATGTCTCCGCCTATTACACCGATTTCGATTATATGAACTACCTATAATGCAGAGGAATTATGAACCCAGTTCAATATAGGAATGTCCCTAGTTACATAAGCGGGGGCGATTTTAGTGGTGATCTCACAGGGGCCACCATCGATGCAGCACAATTTACTCATGTTTCCATGACTGTGGTGAACACTTCCACAAACACACCAGCTGGAAATATTTTTATTCAGTTTTCAGATGATGACACCAACTGGGTCAGCGGATCAGGAACTGCCACCGCGGCGGTAAGCGGCGGGGAAACGAACTGGATACATCATGAGGTTGCAGCCAGGTATGTAAGATTTTTTTGGGATCACTCCAGTGGAGGAGCAAGTTCAACTGTTTCGGTAGCCTACACACTGAAGAGCTGATGAGCCGCGTAAACTTCACATCTTTATACACTGAAGATGCAGAAGTAAATCGGCTGCAGTCTCATATCAAAACAGCACTGAATCCGCTGCTGGAGCTGCCGATTTCAGATGGTGTGATGCTGAAGGACCAAACGATTGAAACGACTGACACCGAGATTAATCACGGCCTTGGCCGGGAATACGAGGGGTTTATTATCACCAGGTTGAAAACCAACGCCACGATTTATGAAAGTGCTACGGATAATCCGAGCAAGAGTCTTTACATCCTGCTGAAAGCCAGCGGGGCCGCGACTGCAGATATCTATATTTTCTGAAGGAAGACATGGCCACAGCAAATATGTCACTGAATGAACCCACGGTAGGTCAGACCACTGGACCCACCTGGGCAACGGAAACCAACAGCAACTGGGAGTCTATTGACGCCCATGACCACACCAGTGGAAAAGGCGTGCAGCTGACGCCGAGCAGCTTAAATATCAACGCCGATATTGAATTCAATCAGAATTCTGCAACCGAGCTGAAGAGTGTGGTTCTGGATAATACGGTCCATGGTTCTGCCAGTGGTGACACCAATGTTTCTTTATACGCCTACGATGGAAATCTTTACTACCGGAATGCTTCTGGGGTTGGTGTAAAAATTACAAGCGGGTCTGCAGTGAGTACAACCGGCGGATCAATCTCCGGGATGTCAACCAATGCCGAGGTTCTGTTTTCCTCAAACAGCTATGCCTTTAAATTTGACAAAACCCTTTCTGATCCGGGCATGGCCAAGATGTCATTTGCTGACATCGATCTCTACAAATACGATGCTTCCGGATCTGCTGCCAAAGTCGCACTGAAATTTTTAGGTTCCGGGACCAGTGCAGCCCTGACCGTTCCGGATGAAACCGGGACGCTGCTCAGTACGGCCACCAATTTTGCTGGCACGATTAACATTGCCACCTCTTCCTCAAACGCGCCAATCATCCTAAAGCCTAATGGCTCCGGGCATGTGACCATCGGGAATGGAGGAGCTACCGGTAAGCTTACCAGCAATGGTGCATATGATTTAATCCTGGATACGAATGGTGGATCGACTTCCTCCAGTATTGCAATTACCGATGGCGCTCACGGAGCTATTTCACTGATTCCAAATGGTGACGGTGAGATCGTTATCGGGTCAGGATCTGCATCCGGGAAGATCACAACCAATTCCACCCAAGATCTGGTTTTAGATACAAATGCAGGAACGAATTCCGGATCAATTACGATTACCGATGGGGCCGCTGGCAATATAGATATCACTCCTGATGGAGCAGGGTTATCGGTTGTGAAAAATTTAGACTGCAACAATACAAATATAACCAACGTAGGTGATATCGATTGTGACAGTATTTCCATCGCAGATGCGTCCGTTGGTCTGGATATTAATTTTGGAGGAAACACCACTCTGAACAAGATTACGTTAACCGATAATCTTGCTGATGCTTTGAATGTTACAGAATCAAGTAATTCCTATATGAAATTTGTAACAACTAATAACACCACTGGTAGATACCTAGAAAGAATTATTACAAGCAAGGATTTGGAGACATCTGAAAATTCTAAAGTGAAGCAATTAGGAGCGTGTCTTCAATCTAGTTTTCATCAATCTTTATTAATGGGGTACTAATATGGCTGGATTTCCAAGTGGAAATGGATCAGAACGAATAAAATATGAAAAATTAACTACGGTATCAGATTCTGACCAAACGTTAATTACAGGTGTAGCACTTCATATCTACACAGTACTTAGTGTAATAGTATGCGAAACGACGGGTAATGCTGAAGAGATTAGAATGGCTTTATACGATTCAGACGGAACATCGAACGCACATTGGCTGATGCTATATCAGCCAATTGGCGCTTGGGATACTTTTGTTTGGAATGACAAATTCTCGTTTGACGGTGACAAAAAACTAAGAATCAGAACTACGAATTCAGCCGACTTAGATGTAACGATTACGTATATCGACCAAGACTGGACATAAGGAGCTAAGATGAGCGGAATCATTGGATCAACAGGTGTACGAAGTGGAATTATCGGTATAGCACAAAATCCTTCCAGCCCAGCTTTTTCTGCGACTCCAATAGCACAATCTAATGTTACTGGCGATGGGACTGCTTATTCAATAATAGGATCAGGCGTTTGGACAGAAATATTTGATCGAAATTCCAATTTATCTGACGGTACTTTTACGGCCCCAGTAACAGGAATATATAATTTAAACGTAAATATTGCCATAGTAGGCGCCGGTTCTTCAAATACAAATATTCTATTTTATATAGTAACATCGAACAGAGAGTATATTTATAATATAGATCCGTCAGATATAGTTCAATCTAGTCTAGGAGGTTTTACTGTTAATTATTCAGTGTTAGCAGATATGGATGCAAGCGACACGGCGTTTTTAAAAGTCACAGTTTCTGGTGGATCTAAATATATCGACACAACTGCTAGTTATAGTAATGGCGCATGGTCTGGGCATTTAGTTGTATAAAATCAAAACCAAAAATTAAAAATAAAAATGGCTATTTTGAAAATCACAATTTCAATCGACGATACTGATCAAAAAATATTAAATAACGATCTACTTGACATTAACGATTGGTGTCAAAATGCGATTACTGGGAAAACAAATAATTGTTGGAAACGAATGCAATCGGAGTGGACTACAAAATTAATGAATGATGAGGCATTTAAAGATTCAATTCCTGGCAATAAAGATGAGTTTGTTAATTTAGTTACTGCTCGATCTGATTACAAGAATAGAGCAGAACGTGACGCTTAAAAGAAAGAATATAAATGACATTAGAAGAGATACAAAAAGAAATAAATCAAACTAAGAATGAATTGGCGAAAGTGCCACAAATAGAGGCACGTTTGCATCGTTTACTAGGTATGGAAGAGATTTTGTTAATCCAAGAAGAGGAAAGTAAAAAACCTGATCTAAAAGTTGCCAATAAAAAATAAAAATGGCACTCCAGAAACAATTCATTCCCATTGATCTTGCTGGCGGAATAGACACCAAAACAAGCCAGGCCATGGTCTTGTCTAGCAGCTTGACCGAGCTGGAGAATGGAGTGTTTTCTGAAGGTTCCACCGTGACCAAAAGAAACGGATATTCCAAGCTTTCCCGATCAGTAGCCGGGCCATCAGGAACTGCGGCGATTTCCTCCGGAGATGCCCTTTCCACATTCCAGGATGAGCTGCTGCTTTTCTCAGATTCAAAACTTTACTCCTATGTCAACGGACGCGATCAATGGGTAGATAAAGGCGGGCATCTTAGTGTCAATGTTTCCTCCGAGGATGTGATCCGAAACGATTACCAGCAGAGCAGCCCGGATTTTGCGTATGGTGCCGGTCTTTATGCAATGGCCTGGGAAGACACGCAAGGAGGAATCCGCGCAAGCGTAATTGATGCGGTCACTGGTTCTGTTCTTCAGAACAATACCAGCATCGATGCAAACGGAATTCTGCCGCGTGTAATTGAACTGAACCAACGACTTGCCATTGTTTATATCGACGATTCAGCAAATAACGTAAAAATTCGGATGCTGGATGTCGCTGACCCGACAACATGGGCGGCGGCAACAAACCTCGCCACCAATACTGCAACCTCCGGACATCAACTGGATGCCATCGTTTACCAGGACAACGCCGGATTATTTGCGTACCGCGATAATTCTAATACGATCACGGTGGCATACATCACCCAGGATGGTGAAACCGGAACCTCTTTAAACGGTTTTGTGCCGGCTGCCGCAATTGCGGGAACTGATCCGGAAGACAGCCTGGCGATCTACCATGATGCTACGGATCTGAATGATAATGATATTTATGTAGCTTATTCCAAAAATTCAGACAGCAGTGGAATCAAACTGGCGAGGCTTAATTTTGACCTGACCCTGGTAGGCAGCCTGATTTCGGTGGAATCAACCGCAACGGCGATCCCGCGGGTGACAATGAACCGAGATTCTGCCGGCGATGTGGTGATCCTGTGGGAGCATGATAACACCAACGATTATGACCATTTGGTTAAAACCGCAACCTACGATATCAGTGGCAGCAGCCTGGGATCGGTCACGGTTTTAAAACGCTCGGTAGGATTAGCCAGCAAAGCATTTTATTACAATGCGAAGTGCTATTTTTTAGTTGTCCATGCATCCGATCTTCAGACCACTTATTTCCTGCTCGATTCCACCGGGTTGATTGTTGCAAAAATGCAGGCCGGTTTTGCAGGAGGGCTGGCGCCCAAAAGCACATTGACCACCGTCACCGATGATGCAGCTGCAGGGATCTGGAAAATGCCTGTCCAGGTCAAGACACGCCTAGTTTCTGAAAATAATGATATTTATTCCCTCAAAGGGTTAAGCCTTTCCACGGTTGATTTCACCAAAGCAGATTCATTCCAGGGGATCGAACTTGGCGAGAACATGCACATTGCCGGCGGCTTTGTTTCCAGCTATGACAGTCAATCAATTGAAGAACATGGGTTCCATCTCTACCCGGAACCAGTAACCCAATCCACCAATAACAGCACCGGGTCACTTGCAGCAGGGACATATCAATACCGGGTGATTTATGTCCATACGGACGCAAGGGGCCAGATCCACAGATCCGCGCCATCTGTCTCTATCACGGCAACTCCCACCGGAGGAAGCAGCACCGTCACCTTGACCATTCCATCGCTGCGCCTGACTGAACATAGCAGCGTAACATGCGAGGTCTACCGGACCATCACCAACGGAACTTTGTTTTATAAAGTGGGAGAAGTGGCGAATAACACTGGAGTCAATTCGGTCAGCCTGGCAGATGCCGGAGCCATAACCGATGGGGATCTGGTTGCCAAAGAAATGCTTTATACCAATGGCGGGATTGTTGAAAACATTGCACCTCCAGCAACCTCGGTAATGGGAGTTTTTAACAACAGAATTTTTGCAGTCAGTTCCGAAAATCCAAAGGTTCTTTATTATTCCAAAAAGCGTCAGAAAAAAAGCCCTGTGGAATTCTCGGATATTTTTACCATCACAATGAACAAAGCCGAGCGCGTCACGGCGATGGTTGAGATGGATGAAAAGTTGGTGATCTTTGAACCGCAGCAAATCTTTTATATCACCGGAGCAGGACCAACTGACACCGGCGCTCAGAATTCTTATTCTGAACCGCAGCTGGTCACTTCTGATGTGGGCTGCACCACAGTCGATTCCGTTGTGATCTCCCCGCTTGGAATCTTTTTTAAAAGCCTCAAAGGGATTTATCTGCTGGATCGGAAACTGAACACGGTCTATGTGGGTGCTGCTGTAGAAGCCTATAACAGCGAAACGATAACCAGCGCGGTTATGGTTGCAGACAAAAGCCAGGTACGTTTCACAACCGAAAGCGGCCCGGCACTGATCTATGATTTTTATTACAACAAATGGGCAACCTGGACCAACCATTCCGGTACCGGCGCGGTAACCTGGAAAGCTACAGACACCTATTGTTATCTTAGGACAACCGGCGGCCTGGTTTACCAGGAAGATGCGTCAAACTTTAAAGATGTTGACAGTTTAATTCCGCTGAAACTGACCACGGCATGGATCAAAACCCAA